CACGCGATGACGAGCTGCAGGGCGATAGTAACAGCATTAAGAACCAGAAGGCCATACTCCAAAAGTACGCTGACGACAATGGATTCGGCAATACGCAGTTTTTCGTTGATATGTAAATCGGAACTATGATACGACTTGATTTTCCTTACATTTTGATTTTATATACACTCTGAAGGGTTCATATTTTTACATCGATTTGGTTCATTTTATAGATGGTTCATTCCCGATAGACAGAAAAAAGCACTCCGTTTGATTGACGGAGTGCGCTTTATTTTACAGGCGGATTTCTGTGCCGTTCTTGAATGTAACTCGTATGTCGTCCTTTGTGTGTACCGTCACAAAATCGATCAGGCTGTACCAGAGGTCTTCGCTGAATTCCGTGACGGCGTCGTGCTTGGAAAGCTCGGTGATAAACTGCTCGACCATTTCTTTGTGAGCCTGCTTGTCGGCAATGGACTGTTCCACCTTCTCAAGCCTCTCCTTGGTGCGGTCAAATCGCCGCGCAAGGCTGTCATAGCGTTTTTGGTATTCTTCCTGGTTCTGTGCAATGCGGGCGTTCTCTGAAATGGTCTGCTCTATCAGTTCTGCGACTGAGTTCATTTCCGTCTGAAGGGATTTGCGATCCACCATCAGCGAAGTGGTGTCAAAGACCGTTTCCTTGATGGATTCAAAGTCCTGAATCAGGGAATCCTTCTGCCCAAGAAGGATGTTTACTGCTTTTATAAACAGCGTCTTTATTTCTTCCTCTGTGATGTTTGGCGTCCAGCATTTCCGCTCCCCGTCGAATTTGTGATTGCATTGCCAGATGACCTTTCTGTATTTGTCGTTGGAGTGCCACACCTTTGAGCCGTACCAACTGCCGCATTCGCCGCACTTGATTTTGCTGGAGAACGGGCTGATGCAGCTGTTCCGATTCTGACCGGGGTGCCTGACCGCCATTAGTTTCTGTACTCTGTCAAACACGGCCGGCTCGATGATGGCGGGGTGATTGTTTTCCACATAATATTGCGGAACCTGCCCGTCGTTCTTGATTTTCTTCTTCGTCAGGAAGTCTGCCGTATAGACCTTTTGCAGCAAGGCGTCGCCTTTATATTTTTCGTTCGTAAGGATGCTTTTGACCGTGGAGGAAGACCATGTTTTCTTGCCTCCGGGTGTCGGAATGCCCTCCGAGGTCAGCACCTTCGCAATCGCATAAGGAGAGCGTCCCTGCAGGAACAGACCGTAAATCCTGCGGATGATTTTTGCCTCGCTCTCGTTCAGGAGAAGGTTGCCGTCTTCACCACGGTCATAGCCAAGGAACCGTCCGAAAGGAACCGTGACCTTGCCATCCTGGAATCGCTTTCTCTGTCCCCATGTACAGTTCTCTGAAATGGAGCGGCTTTCTTCCTGTGCAAGGCTCGACATGATGGTCAGAAGCAGTTCGCCCTTGCCATCGAAAGTCCAGATGTTTTCTTTTTCAAAATAGCACTCGACGCCTTTATCCTTCAGCTTTCGGATGGTCGTGAGGCTGTCCACGGTGTTGCGGGCAAAACGGCTCACACTTTTTGTGATAATGAGGTCGATTTTCCCGGCAAGGGCATCTGAGACCATGCTGTTAAAACCGTCTCGCTTTTTTGTGTTACAGCCAGTTATGCCTTCATCTGCGTACACGGAAACAAGCTCCCAATCCTCGCGGCCTTTGATGTATGTGGTATAGTAATCCACCTGCGCATCATAGCTGCTTTGCTGTTCCTCGTGGTCTGTGCTGACACGGGCATAGGCAGCGACTCGGCGTTTCCTCTGACTGGTCAGCGGTGCCGCCGTGTACTTGCTTTTTGTGGCGGGAATGGTTATTACGCTCTTGGCCATTTCTCCGTCCTCCCTTCGTAAAAGTGATACTCAAGACTGCCGTCTTCTAAAACGACAATGGTCTCGATCTGATCTGTAAAAGTCTGCTCGTCGAATTCATCCAGCCCAAGGATGCAGGCTGAAATCTGGCGAAGCTGAAAATCGGTGTAGTTGATGTTATTGCAGAAAGAGCCCTTTTTCCTCTTGCCCACGCAATACCAGTACACCCATTTCCCGGCGGCGTTCACCCTGTGGTAGGTATTGCCGCATATTGCACACCGTATCTTCCCTTGGAAAGCATCGGTGAGTGTAGTGATATGCTTTGAGGAATGTAGGCGCAGATTCTTCCAGCGTTTTGTTTCTCCGCCGATCAGGTGAAATTCCGCATCGCCGTTCTCCAGAATGATGATGTCCTTGACCCGGCTCTCGAATTGTTCTGCATCGAAAGACTCGGTCTCAAGGACATCTGCACAGATACTTTTTAAATTATCTTCGCTGAAGTTGACGCTGGAGCAGGTCTTTCCGGGTTCCTTCTTGCTGCGGCAGAGCCAATGGACATAGGTTTTGCCTTTTACCTTGCCTTTCTTTCGTGTATAAGGTGCGCCGCAGATGCCGCAGCGTATTTTACGGGTGAAACAGTAGGTCGGATTGAGGTTCGCGGTTCGGCGGTCTATTTCCGCTTTGACCTTTGCGTAGGTCTCACGGTCGAGGATTGCCTCGTGGGTGTCCGTCAGATAATACTGCGGAAGTTCTCCCTGATTCTTCACTTTGTTCTTCTTGATGGGATCAGCCATGTAGGTTTTTTGGCGGCGAAGGTCACCGGCATAAATCTCATTCTTGATGAGAATGGAAAGCGATGCCTCCTGAAACAGACAGCCGTTGATAGTTCTATATCCGGCAGCATTTAAGTCATCGCAGATTTCCTGCAGTGTTTTTCCTTCGATGTAGAGGGAAAACATCCGCCGTACAATCACAGCCTCCTCCGGGATGATGATGTACTGCTTTTTCTCATCATCGTACCTATAGCCGAGGATGTGCTTGTTGGCCGCTCCGATCTCTCCCGACTGAAACCTTTTACGGATTCCCCATTTGCAGTTTTCCGAAATGCTGCGGCTTTCCTCCTGGGCAAAGGATGCAAGGAGCGAGAGCATCAATTCGCCATCTTCCGAAAATGAATTGATTTTCTCTTTCTCAAACCGCACCTCGATACCGATGGACTTGAGGTGGCGGACGGTTTCCAGAAGGTCGACTGTGTTTCTCGCAAAACGGCTGATGGACTTGGTCAGTATAATGTCGATCTTCCCGGCTTCGCAGTCTGAAAGCATTCTTTGAAACTCATCCCTCTGGGATGTGAGAGTCCCCGTTATTCCACAGTCAGCATATACGCCTGCATACTCCCATTCAGGGTTCTTTTGTATCAGTGCGCTGTAGTAGCTGACCTGTGAGGAAACGGAGTGCATGAGCCTTTCTGTATCCTTTGAGACTCGCGCATACGCAGCGACTTTTTTCCTTGTCGGAATGCTTGTCGTCCTGCGCTCGATTTTGGTTATTTTCCGCATGGAATCAACTCCTTTCCGACTGTTATATATCACTCTAAAAGCCAGTTATATCAAGGGTTTTCCCGATAATAATGTAGCCAGAGTCGGGCGGTATTTTTTGAGCAGAATTGTATCGATCTGCCGGTATTCTTCCTCCGAGATGGAGCCGTTCTTCAATAGATTTTTTGCCGCCTGGACAGCAACCTGGTAATGCATCTCGCGCTCAAATTCCTGCTCACTCATTGCTTTCACCGCCTTTGAATCTGGATTTTATGTAGCAATCGAATGAACAGTACTTTCTGTGGCTGTTGCCGTATGCGGAGAACGACCTGCCGCAGCCTGCACATTGGAATTCATAGACGGCTTTCTTGTTCAGCTGTTCCGGGTGAGAGTGCCACCATTTTTCTCTGCATTCCCGGCTACAGAACACACGGCGCTTATGTTTTTCCTTCTGTATCAGCGGTTTCCCGCATTCACGGCAGAACATCGGAGCCGTATCCGTCATGGGCATGGAGTTGATTACCTGCAGATTATTTCTCCGGCAGTATGTTTTTACGGTATCTTTGTTAAGGCCAAGAGCCTCACCGATTTTTGCGTAGCTGACACCCGTACTGCGAAGTTCGGCGATTTTCTCTTTCTGTTCGTTTGTCATGGAAAACGGCCTCCTTTCGCTATACGGACATTTTGAAGGTGTTTTGATGGGGTGTTTTACAGCACGTTTCGCAAAAAAATAAGCCTGTGAGCATTCCGAAGAACACCCACAGGCAAATCTATGTGCTGATATGAAGTTTTATCCTCAGACCCTCGTCCCGTAGTCGAGGCTGATCCATCCTGCGCCGCTCTTGAGCCGTCCCCAGCCTGCAGTTGAGCCTTTGCCGGACTTGACTTCCATGATGGTGAAAGTGCCGATGCCCGTATAGCTGCCGGTCTTGGCGTAGTCCGTCCCCGGTCCCTTGCGGATGTTGAGGTCCGATATTGTGACGCGGAACAGGAACGGCACGGAAATAGCGGGTTCTGTTGTTTTCGGTGTGTAGATGTTTACACCGTTTACATCGAACACACTATATCCCGGATTGGCGTCCGCGCACTTCTTGGCATTTTCGAGGATTTTGAATGCGCCCTTCTGCGTCTTGGAATCCGCCCATGTCTTGCGGACACGGTACCAGGCGACAGGCTCGGCGTTTTCTTTCACATCATACTGCGTGAGGTTACACCGCTCGATGATGGAGCAGAGCTTCTCCACATAGGTAAGGCTCGTAGCATAGCCGCCGTTCTTGATGATCTGAGCCGCTTTTTTGTAATCGGTGCAGCCTTTCAGACCGTCATAGCGGAGCTTGCTGCCGTTCTTCGCTCCGAGAAGATACGCGCTGTGGTCTGCGATGGAATCCTCCACACACGGGTATTTGCGGAAGTCCGCCGTGATAGTCTCATAACTGCCGTCAGCGTTCTGCTCCTTCGTCTGCTTGGTGTATTTGCTCTTGCCGTCCCAAGTCGAGCCGCTCCATGTGTTGCCGGAGAGGGAGCATTTCATCCCGAACACGTTATTTGCGTTCTGTGCGAGATCCGACTTACCGTAACCGGATTCGAGGATGAACTGCGCCATAGAAACGCAGGCGAGGACGCCGGTTTTCTTCTGGTCCGCAGTAAACAATACGCCCACACTCTTTACAATATCTGCCTCGGATTTCCCGGCGAAGGCAGAAGCCTGTGTTCCCTGTGTAGTTGTAGGACCATCGGTACCTCCGGTACCACTACCGAGAGCCGCCGTGACCTTCGCAGCCAGATCGCCCATCCTGGCATACATCCAGTTGCCGGGACACGACTTGTTGGCAAACCAGCGATGGACGGTCAGCACCATCTCTCCGGGTTTCGGAGAGTAATTCAGCGTCTTGTCCTTATCACCGAACCAGAGCAGCTTGTTCTTGCCGTTGCGCCTGCAGATGTCCACGCACAGCTTGATGAGCGTCTGATAGACCACATCACGGAATGCATACGGCTCCGTGGTGTCGCTGGCACACTCGATAGTGATCGCCCTTTGGTCGTTGGCATTGGAGGAGGAACACCAGGAGCGGTTCTTCTCCTCCACATACATTCCGACTCTGCCGTCCTTGTCGATGCCGTAGTTGGAGGAGGCTTTCGTGGAGGATTTTGCGAACCAGTCTCCAAGCCCCTCCGCCGTACACTGGCCGACCACGCAGTGAGGAGTAATGCGGTCGATGCTCATGGTACGCTGCCCGGAATTGTTCGGGCTGAGTTTGGTGTATGCCACCATAGGGCTGTTCGTATATGCCATTACTCGTCACCGCCTTTCTCGCTGCGGTCGTGGAGCTGCTCCAGCACCGCTTTCAGCTTCTCCGGCACGGGCAGACCGAGATGCGCTGCATTCTCTACCAGGGAAACTCCCTCGTTGGAGATGTAGAAGAAGATCACCGCCGTGCGAAGCACCGAGCCTGTGCCGATGACCTGCACATCGAGGATGTTTGCAATCCCCACAAGCAGGAAAATCAGCACCTTGCGGCAGATACCCTTAAAGCCGACCTCGCTGGAGAGTTTCTTGTCCGCCACGGCGCACATGACTCCCGTGATGTAGTCCACGGCTACAAAGACAACCAGCGCGATGAGCAGACCGTCACAGCCGCCGAGGAAGTAGCCGAGCCACCCTCCGATGGCTGCGAAGACAAGTTGAATGGTGTTCCAGAATTCTTTCATGATGTGAGTCCTCCTTTGTTTTTTGCATGAAAAAAGCAGCCCGTTCGGACTGCTGTGTTACCTGTTAAAGGTTGTAGTATTCTCTTGGCTTTCCTCCGCTGCCGGTGCGGTTCGCATAGGAATAAAGGTTATTTAAGATCACGTCAGTATCATCGTAGCGGTCGACCAGCTTGTAGCAAGCGATAAACGGGTCGAAGTATCCGAGGTCTTCCGGCTCGATGTACGAGGACTGCCGTTTGCCTTCCGTGAGGATCGCCGAACACTGTGAGCAGATACGGTCGCAGTCCTCATGGTATTTTTCAGGCGTGTCGCCCTTTAAGAACCAGTGCGCGTCATGCCACCTGCAATTGTGATAGCAGGCACTGTTGGCAATCATGGTGTACTGATAGCCTGCCGGGAGTTCCGAGAGGGAGTCCAAGTGTCTCGCAAACCAGTGAAAAAGCACGATGCGGTCATACATGGAAAAGTCGCCGATCCGGAGTTCTTCGAGCGTCAGCGCCCGCGTGATGGAAAGCGTAAGCCGCACCTCCGGGTATTCCTGCTTGATCCTCGCGGCCAGCTTGTCATCGTTCAGGATGAAGTGATGGATTCCAAGAGCGCGGTATTTTCGTATCATGGTGATCGTCGCCTTCTTCTGGGCGAGGATGCAGACCGGGATACCAAGAGCCAGCAGGCATTTGATGCGAGAGACATATTCCTCATAGGACTTCGGGTAGCTGTCCCGGTAGGTGATGTCAAAGCGGGTGTTTTCGCAGTCGTCCTTCCAGGCGGCAGCATAGATGCAGTCGATGTACGGAATCAGAGCAGGACGCTGCAGGAGCTTCTCCGGGTATTCCGGGTCAAGGTTATATGGCACTTCAAACTGTTTCATGCTTCCTCCGTTTCTGTCAGTGTATAGGTGACCTTCATCGTTTTATCCGCCGTTTTGATAACAGGCGTGGACAGGTTGTTGATGGTGGCGAGGTAAGGCGTGTATAGATACAGTTCCTTGCGGAAGTGATAGCCGTAGTAGCTGTAAAAATACTCCTGATAGGCGTAAGTCTTGTACCGGGAGATCATCCGCTGTCCCCATGTCTCACCGTCTGTGGTTGTGGCCTTGTTTCGGACATAGAGCTTCGGTTCGCCGTTGTAGAAATACCAGCCGTTGATGACCACATCATCGTCCACGCAGAAGGTGTACTGCTGCGCGCTGTTATAGGCGATATTCGGCACGACCTCGACATTGGCCACGTTCGTGGTATCGAGACGATAGACCGTATTTCCGATGGCGAACATCAGCCACTTGCCGCTCATGCCGATATTGGAGATATCCGTGGTGTCGTTTGGAAGCACGATTCTCTGCGTCGTACACTGACCGTTGCTGATCTTATCCATGAACCACTCAAAGCCGGTGCGGTCGTACCGTTCCGAGCCATAGCTCATCCCCACATAGGTGCGGATTTCTTTCCGGGCGATGCCGTACCAGTTGCCGTCCGCTGCGTGGAAAAGATAGTCCATACGGGTTCCATCGTTCCAGTAAGGCGCATCCGTATCGTCCTTGCTGCCGCCCACGAAGTGCGTCCAATAAGGGTAGTGGTTCAGTTCGATAGTTGTTTCTTCGCTTGCTTCCGTTGCCATCTGCATGAAAGTTCGGATCATGAGCCGGGCGTGGATATAATCCTCCGGGACTTTTCGCAGCGTCACGGATGTCTGGTTATGGACAGCCACGAGCTCCAGACGGTAGCCTTCGCCGATAAAGGTCCTGTGGTTGTGGCGGTAGCTGTTGTTATCGATCTCGCCATCGAGGACATTGTTGGATTTCAGCTGCACAAAATAATTGTTCGTGTATTTGCAGCCGCGCCCGGCGAGGATATTCGTCAGAGCAATGCAGGAAATGGTGCCGTTTGCCTGTGAGGTCGCAAAGTCCCAGACGTACTTGAAGCCGCCATCGACTGCCTTGCTCTCGGTCAGGTTCCGGCTACCGCGCTGCACATCCTCTGTGGTGTTCACATCGTTGGAGGCGTATCCGACCAGCGGATTGCTAAGAGGCGCATAGATGGTCGTCGGGTCTTCCTCGATTTCATTCTGGTAGAGAAGCACGCCTCCCGTAAGCCGTGAGTAGATAGGCAGGAGCCATGCCTCACCGCTTTGGCTGTCAAAATATGGACTGTCGTACATCGTGCCCTGCAGGTTGGTGTTCAGGACATCGAAAACGGCCTCGGTGACAAGGTTCTCGTCTTCATATATTTCTTTCTCACCTGTTTTTACATTGGTGAGCTCTATAACGCTTTTTCCTTTGAGCATAATCATTCCTCCGTGTTCAGATAGTCTGTAGTGATGGAGCGCACATAGCCGTTTGCACCGCTTATGATAATGCGGTACATAAGCTGCCCTGTGATGGCCTTCAGTGACCATGCGTCAGTGCTGATGGCTTCAAGCGCCGCCTTGGTCATGCCGGACTGCTCCTCGGACAGCTGCGCCCAGGTGTTATTGGAATATGTCCACCACGTTTCTCCGGCATCGAAGGATACGGCAAAAAGCGCGGCATCGTCCGCATCCACGGTGACCTTCTCAATGCCGATGATGGATGCATCGGACATATCGATGTTTTCCGAGTAGATAGTCTGCGGTTTCGGCACTCCGGTATAACTTGCCGTGAAAGGCGGAAAGCGGTTCTGTGAATCGTGCCAGTAAAGGATGGTCGGGTCGGTGAGCGTCAGGAGCAATGCTCCGTCCGGAATATCCTGCACTCCGTAGGTCTCGAAAACCTCTGCGGTCAGTTCTGTTTCCGCAAGTCTTAAGAGGGCGTTATCCTCAACGGTATAAAGGTCGCCGTTTACATCCGTGATAAGGTACCGGCGGTTGTACGGGTCGAGCAGCACCGGGAGCGTATCCGAGCGAAGGAAAGCCGTCCCGGTATCGTCCTGATGCAGAAAAGCGATCTGCGCTCCGGCAGCGGGCGTGAAGGAGATGTTCCCGGTGCCGGTTACGAGGACACACTCCCCGAAGTAGGAGGTGTTCGTCGGTACGGTTTCAAAGTTCAGAACGATGTCGCCGGTATCGAGAAGCAGCAGGTCCCAGACGTGCCGTACATCTGCACTTGTAGCGCCGTAGTTGGTATAGCCTTCCCAGCGGATACGAAGGAAATTGTAGTAGCCGTAAATCGTGCCTTCCTCCCGGCGGATCGTCCAGACCTTGGCATCCCGGCGATGGACTTTTACTTGCTCTGCGTTGGTGCCGATGCCCATCCACGAGTTTCCGTTCACATAGATGTTCGCCGCCGCCACGTTGTTGTAGGTAAACCAGCTGACGCCGGCCAGGGTGTCGGTACCGTCATCGTTCCCGGAGTTGTTCCGGGTGATGGTCATATTGTCGGTGCTTGACAGCACTTCCTGGATAGAGAAATAATCAGCCATTTTGCACCTCCAGTTCTGATATTGATTCGTAGTTGGTAAGGCCGAGGTTGTATGCTGCAAGGCTGCCACGGTCGATTTCCAGCGCTGCGCCCTCAATGGTTTCTGTCATGCTCCCGACAAGGACAGCCGCGCTGTTTGAAAGCTCCGTATAGTGGGTGCTTGTCATGTTCTTTGCAGAAACATTCCAGCCGCCTATAAAGGGCTCCGTCATAAACGGGTGGATCACAAGCCCGGTCAGGGATTCAAAGTCCGAGGTGGATATCGTGAGCGCATCCATACGGCCACGGTCGAGGCTTCGCTCTGTGCCACCTGAAATCTCAAAGGACTGCCGGAGCCGGAAATCCGCATCGTCCGTGACATAAACTCTGCTGTAGGACATTTTCCGCTTGTCGCTAACATCGATCACATCATGAACGACCGGCGCAAAGATGCGGAGGTTATCCGAAAGGGTGTAAAGCGGCATACCGGAAAGAAGCACCTGCGAAATGCGGTCTGAGGCTCCGGTTGAAGTCGGTGTGATAAGCGCCGTTTCCACAGAGCCCTCCAATGCAAGATGCTGCATCCCGGAAAGCAGGATCATGGTCATATCGTCGCTTGCCGTAATGCGCCCGTCCCATCTGTCCTGCGCACCCAAGCCCTGACCTGTGATGGCTGCGAGGATGTTCTGCGCGGCAATCATGGCAGAGCCGGAGCCGACAGAAATCCAGACCTCAAAGGTGTGCAGCATCTTTTCTGCCATACCAAGGAGCGGATAGAACAGATTCAGGACGTGCATCCCGGAATGCCATGTTTCCTGCGGATGGAACTCCGCTACCTCCGTACCGTCCTTGACATAGGTGACCGTGATATGAGCCTGTCCGTCCTCGTCCCATTCGACAGGAACCGTGACGGTGGTGGCAAGCTCCCGGTCAGTGGTAACAGTCTCATTCGTCTCTTCGTTGGTGGATTCCTCCGGAAGTATCGTCGTTCCTGTGCCTTCTGCGGTAACGGAGCGATCCACAGGGTTTGCCGTGACGTTCATGAGGATCGCGGCTTTGAACTCACAATCCGTTTCCTCCTGCGTTGCAAACTCGATGTTTACGATCTGTACCCGTTCTTCGCCAAGGGTATAGGGCATCGAATTGATGTAGGAGTAGGTTGCCATTTTCGTGGCTTCAACGGAGTTCATCAGACCGCTAATGTTCTTATCGTTTTTGCTTTTCGCTTCTGCAAGGCGAGGGTTCTTTCCTACGCACTTTAAGGAGCACTTCCCGTTGATTTTTATGGTGATGGAGGTGATTGCCGCCATCTGGGAAGCGTCTGCCTGCCCGCCGGTGAAAACGAGCACATCGCCGGGATCGAGTGCCGGGTCCCCGATGGTCTCGGAATCGAACGGCACATAGTTTATGACCGAGATGGTATTAAGGAGCGTGGTCAGAATCCGCCGCCTCGTTTCCTCAAGACCGAACTGCAGGAGGTAGTTGACCTCAAGGTTCATGGTCAATCCATCGTCCGGGTCAAGGGAATAATACTCGGCGGTTTCCGTCCGCTTATTTGTGGAATTGATCGCCGTATAGCGCGTCACAAAATCCGAAAAGCTGGAGGAATACCGATGGGTATTGTTTATCGTGACCGCAGGCTCCGCCGTATACTGCACGAGCACCAGCTTTCCTTCCCGGTTGATCTGGGCAAAACAGCCGAGCGCCTGCGCCAGATAGTGCAGAAAATCACGCCAAGTCTCGATGTCGTTTTCCGGGTAGATGCCAAGAAGCTCCGTGCCGTTTGGCAGGGCTTCGATTTCTGCCTGCGTCTGGGCAAGCTCCACACCGCAGGTGGTACACATGACAGAGAGAAAGTCATAAGGATAGCCGCTGGACTGCGCCTCGTTGTATTCCTTATCGAAGTTCAGCATGGCATCGTAAGCTTTAAGTTCGAGCGTTTTTACCTGTCGGTTCGCCTCGGCCACATAGAAGATGCCCATCGGGACATCCTCGACCACGCCGCCCGGAAGGTTCAGGTGGAAATACAGCCTGACCTCTGCGTTCTCCAAGGAGTAGCGGTCGACACTTGAAAAAAGAGAAATGCCCAGCTCCGCAGCAAAGACGGAGCCGAGCTCGATTTCAGAGGAACCGGAACATTGACGGGAGACATACCCGGAGCCCTTTACGATGTCCTCGTTTGTGAAAGGGTATTCTCGACCGGCGGTCGTGGTGATCTTCCCAGACCATGTGAAGGAGCGGGTGTTTTCCTGTATCGCTGTTTTATATGCGTCTGATACGCTGTACATGAGAATCGCTCCTTCCCGTTAATATTCCTTCAGCGTGAAGCTGACCTTCCATAAGCCCTTATTACTGGTGTCATGGGCAAGGGAAACCTTGAAACCGTCCATATACATCTCGCGGTTTTCCCTGACCATCGTCTCTGTATTGAAAAAGTCCACGGAGAGCCGAGGAAGGCTCCGCATCGCAGACAGGGTTTTAAGCCATGCGGGAGACACCTGAAAGGCCACGGATATTTCTGCCACGCCGGAACGGACAATATCCCTCTGGGTAGTGCCTGCCTCGGTCTCTCCGGAAGAATCTGCCTCCACATCGGTAAGAGATAAATCGTATGAAGTCGGAAGCGGCATCTCCGTGCCGTCAATCCGCAGATATTTTGTAAATGCCATCATCTGCCTCCTGACCGGAGCGCCATCCGCTGCTGGGCTGTGACAATCGTCTCGTCAAGCAACGTGCCTCCAAGATAAACCGGGATGGTGATATCGCCTCCGCCGCCGACTCCTGCAAGAGCGGTAACGATAGCCGAGGTCTGTCCGGCCACGGCATCCTGAATCATCCCGCGAAGGGAATCGACGCCTACCACAGCCTCGGCACCGGCTTCTCCTCCGCCGAGAAGGTTTCCGTTCTTATATCCGAAGATGGTCGGCGAGTTCAGTATCATGCCGTTCTCCATAGCTTTTCTGTACCAGCTCACGCTGACTTTCGGAACAGAGCCGCTTTCAGCATCGAACTTTCCGGACATACTAAAATGCGGAACCGCTACGTGCTGATTAAAGGAAAACCGGGTATTTGAAAACTGACTCTGTAATGACCGGATAGCGGATGTTACTGACCGCATGACTTGATTCATGATCTGAGTCACCTGGTTCGGCAGCGAATTCATCCCGTTCTTTACACCGTTTGTTATGGCCGTTCCGACATTCTGTCCTGCGGTCTGCGCCGTGCCTCTCGTGTTGTTCACGGCATTAACGCCGTTCGTCATCGTGGTCTTGATGTTCGGCACGAACTGTGTCATCCCGTTCTTCGTCCCGTTTGTCACCGCCTGACCGATATTCTCACCGGCAGTCTGGGCATTGCCCGTCTGCCCGGTTATGAATGATATGAAATTACCCACAGCGTTCTTCGCTATGTCGGTCAGCCCATCGAGAGCGCCTTTGACCACGCTCACGGAAGATACCATTGATTCGAGGGAAGACGCTGCTTCCGATGCGGTATCCGCTATCGCAGAAACCGAAAGAAGCACACCGTCCACCGCAGCCATCAGAAGAAGCATCGCGGCGGCATTCGCAAGGACAGCGACTGTATTTGCAAGTATCGCCACGGTAAATGCCAGAACGGCTGCCGTACCTGCGATGGCAGCGACCGTATTAGCAAGGATCGCAGCCGTTGAAGCAAGGACAGCGACCGTGTTTGCAAGAACTGCGACAGTTGAAGCCAGCACAGCAACTGTAAATGCAAGCGTGGCAGCCGTACCCGCAAGCACGGCCGCAGTATTTGAAAGCCACGCAGCCGTTGACGCAAGGACAGCGACAGTATTGGCAAGAACAGCGACAGTCGAAGCCAGTACCGCTACAGTATTAGCCAATATCGCTACGGTCGAAGCCAGTACCGCGACCGTATTGGCGAGGATCGCCACAGTTCCGGCAAGCCAAGCTACGGTGTTTGCAAGTATGGCGACGGTCCCCGCAAGGATCGCCACGGTGTTCGCAAGAACCGCTACGGTATTTGCCAAAACTGCTACCGTGGAAGCAAGCACAGCTACCGTCCAAGCAAGCGTCCCGGCAGTGAGTGAAAGCACCTGGACGGCGAGAGCCCCGACCGCTGCAAGATTCGTCTGAACCGCCACATTGTTTGCCATGACCGCTATGGTGTTAGCAAGGACCGCTGCGGTATGCGCCAGCACAGCGACAGACAGAGCAAGCACGACCACGGTGAGAGCCGCAACCGCCACAGCGGCGACGAGGAACTCTGCGTCAGCCGCAAGAAGCGGAACAAGGAGTGCTGCCAGCCCTACCGTGAGAGCAAGACAGGAAGCCGTCAAAGCGATCATCGCACCTGATATCTCAAGAAGCGCGACAGCCGCTGTGCCTCCGTATTCAGCGATGAGCGGCAGCTGCTGTACGAACTGCGTGAGCGCAAGGATAATCAGCGAGATGCCTGCGGATACCATCAGCACAGCCGCTCCGAGGGCGAGAAGCCCTACCGCCGATACCGTTGCCGCAGAACCGATAGCTGCTATTGCAGCCGCCATGCCTACGCCGACTCCTGCGAGAAGTACAAAAGCCGCAGCAGCTCCCGGACCCGCCTCTGCCACTTTGACAGCGGAGTCGGCTATGAGTTTTATCGCAACGCCGACCAGGGCGAGGGATGCGCCGATTGCCACAAGCTGAAGTGCCTGTCCCGCCAGCGTTCCGAATGAGGACGCCGCTGAAGATACTCCGCCGGCTGCCGTACCTGCCGAAGAGCCGAGTGAACCGAGCGAACCTGCCGTCCCGGAAACAGATGATGCCGCCGATGACGCTCCGCTTGAAAGACCGGTCAGTTTCCCGACCAGCCCACTGATCCCGCCGGTTGCGCCACTCATCTTTGAAACCAGTCCGCCGATGCCGGATGTGATCTTTCCGATACCTGTGATTGCCCGTCCTCCGACCGAAAGCACGGGTCCGACCGCCGCCGCGATAAGAGCGAGTTTTACGATTGCCTCCTGCATACCAGGAGAAAGACCGTCCCACGCCGTCTTGAGGTCTTTAACTACTCCCGATACGGTCTTCAGCGCATCAACAATCATGGGACCGGCACTCTCGACCAGATCGGCGCCTATGACCTTCAGCTGGTTCATTATCGTGGTAAAACTGTCTATCGGGTCCTGCGCTTCCGTGAATGTATTACTTACGCTGCCGGAGAACTCGCTCATGGAAGCCGTCAGTCCGTCCAGGGAGAGCGTCCCCTGTTTTGCGGCATTGTAAAACTGTGAACCTGCCTTTGCTCCGAACAGGTCGATGGATGCGTTCAGTTTTTCCGTATCTGATGCCCCGGACTGCATGGTGGCGTTCCACTGCTGCATCGCCTGGTCAAGCGTGATACCGTCGTCAGCCGCTTTCTTCAGAGCGGTCTTCAGACCCGTCATCGCTGCGGTCGTATCCATGCCGGACATTTCCACCTGTCCGAGGAATTGTGCGGCCTGCGTTGCGTTAAGCCCCATCTCCTGTAGGGATGCGGCATTCGTACTCATGAGCGATGCAAGCTGATCCATGCCGATGCCTGTCGCCTGTCCGACAGAGTTCAGGACATCCAGCATCCCGGATGCGTCCTCCGCCGAAAGTCCGAAGGCGGCAAGGACAGACTGCACATTATCAATGCTCGTGGAAACATCCGTATCGTTCAGGTCCGCAAATTTGATGAACTGGCCGGAGAGCTCCTCGAGGGCGTCCCCGGTCAGTCCAAATCTTGTGTTCACTTCGCCGATGGCAGCACCGGCGGTCTGAAAATCTGTGGGTATTTCCGCAGTGAGGTTTTCAAGAATGCCCTGCATATCTTCGAGGGCTTTTCCCGACGCACCTGTCTTTTTGACAATGGTATCCATCCCTGCGTCAACCTCTTTGAAGGCGGCGACGGATGCGACGCCGACCGCAACAATGGGTGCCGTTACACCTTTTGACAGGGAATCGCCCACGCCGGATATTTTCTTTCCGGTCTCCTCCATGCGCTTTCCTGCGTTTTGGAGGGTCTGGCCGATATTCGTATCGGTTTCCCTGCACTGAGCCTCCAGGCGTTTCAGTTCTTCCTCCGTGGCGACGATCTCGCGCTGCCATGCGTCGTACTGCTCCTGTGTGACCGTCCCGTTAGCGAGTCCCGCGTCCATCTGTTCCTGCACGGACTTCAGCTGTGTCAACTTATCCTTTGTTTCCTCCACAGCCTGTGAAAGGAGCTTTTGTTTCTGGGCAAGAAGCTCCGTATTCTTCGGATCAAGTTTCAGGAGCTTTTCCACGTCCTTCAGCTGCTGCTGCGTGTTCCGGATGTCCTTGTTTACGCCGGAGAGGCTTTTTGACAGACCGGTGGTGTCGCCGTTTAATTCAATTGTTATTCCTTTGAGCCTGTCTGCCATGTTCCTGCCTCCTTAGAAATTGTCGAAATCCGCCTGGGACGGGAGCTGGCTGTATGTTTCCCTGTCATTTGCGGATTCAACGATCATGTCGTATATCATTCCTTCGTGGAGCTGTTCCATCTCGTCCAGCGTCAGCCCCAGTTCCTTGGCCCGCAGAAGATATACGGCTGTGTTCAGCTTTCGGTCTGTGGGCCGCTGGCTTTTTTTAAGCTGGAAGTGGTCTCGCGGTTGCCGAGATAAAGCTGGATGAACGTGACGGCGTTCTTCAGAAGCTCGATAGGCTGGAACTGGTCGAGCCAGTCAAGGTAATCGTCCATGCCCATGTCAGACATTTGAACGCCCTCCGCCTGACGGTTCATCACATAAGCCAGTTTTCCGACCGCGTCCATGTGGCCGGATGTTGCGATGTTCTCCATGATACGGAGTACCGTCCCGGTCTCGTCATCGACTTTTTTGCCCTCTGTAATGGCTGCAGCCGTGTTCAGGTCGTCCGTTCCCACGGAATTCCAGAGCGCGGTGATCTCCGCCATGATCTCATCACCGAATATAGTCTTGAAACGAACAGCTGTCGTTCCTGTCGCCTTGAAGGAAAAGGACTTCTCTTTGCCGTCCTCAAGAGCCATTTTGATATCTGTTTTCATAAGTACCTCCTGTTGAAAAGGAGCGGGGATTTCTCCCCGCCCGTGTTATCATTCTTACTCGACTGCGTAGTTGTCTACGGCAGGAGTTTCTGTCGCTGCCTGCGGTTCATACACGGTGTTGTACCATCCGTTATAGGTAGCGTCGGATGTGTTTTCTCCCGTCTTTGCCTTTACGATGCCACTCGGCAGAGGGGACGCCGTAATGGTCAGCGTTTCCGTCTGAACCTCTGTAGAGTCCTCTTTCGTATTGCCGGAAACGGAAGGTCTCGTCGCGCTGCAGTAGTACATGACATGGCGGATCTTCCTCTTGTCGCCGGAGAACTCGAAGAGCAGGGCAAAATGCTCAGGCTCGACATCCTTGTTCTCCACGATGACGCCGTTGGCATCCTCCGTTTCATGCATGACATCCGTAAGAAAGCTCTCGGGAATGAGGGCAATCTCAAGATCGCCGGAATAGCCGTTGTTGTTGGCGACCATGTAATAAACGCCGTCATCCGCATAGAACGGGCTGTTTTCTCCCTCCGCATCCAGCGAAAGAGAGACCGCACCGGGCATTGCCACGGGCGTTCCGAAGGTGACGGTGCCGCCCTCGCCGAGCGTGGCGATGGCATAGTGGCAGTTCTTAAGGCCGAATTTGACCTTGTTTCTGTTTGTGTTAGGCATTTTCATATCCTCCTATAATCTGCGTTTGATATAAAACTTCATACATTTTTTCTGTTTCGAGCCATACCTCGGTTTTCACCCAGGGAAGCTCGTTCGTACAAAGGATCGTTTCGATCCTCATTTCTGTATCCGGGTCTTTCCTGTCCGTATAGAGTTCGACATTCAGCTGGTCGATCTTCTCAAAAACAGTGTCGTCAGCAAATACGTTGTCGCTCCCCGGAAACAGAAAGATGAGGAAAGGCGGGTCGGGAGACTCGCCTTCCGCAAAGTGGTCGTATGCAAGAGGAAGTCCCGCTCCCTCAAGGATTCCTACTATTTCGTCATAAGTCATGACCCGCCTCCAAGTTTCTTTTTTATCTCATCGACAAGTTTCTCTTCTCCTCGCTGTTCGGCAGCCGCCAGATGCGGTCTTGCCGCGACTCTGCCGCCTCCGCGTTTTGCGTGTCCGTGTTCCAGGAGATGCGCGATCTGGTAGCGGTTCCGGGAATAGATTACAAGGTCGATGGTTCCGGAATCCTCATGCATGGTTTTGACCGCCCAGCTTTTTGCGTATTTCCCGGTGCGTACCGGAGCGGATGCCTGGATATCCTTCTGAACAGATTTTGCCGTATCCTTCACGG